GGCGTTGATGCCAAAACATCACGGCGTCGCGGTGATGATCCGCCAAATCGACTAAGTAGGACGTTGAAGATGGGTAAATCACATCATCGTCATACACAAAGCGCACTAAGTCGGAATCTGCCTGATCCCAAAGATAAGCGTAATGCGCCACCTGATCGCCAGGACAGATAAGGTGCGTGTCAATGACTTCAAAGTCATAGCGCTGCGCCATATCGTTGATCATGTGGTGGTCATTCTCATCAGGACTGTGATTGCCGATGATGACTTTGATGCGCGGATAGGTTTGCGCGTCAATGCTGGCTAGTGTCGTGTATAGGTGCTCAGGCTTATAGGCGGGAACAAGAATGGTTACGGGCCTCATGATTTGCCCCAACGCTTACGCTCAAGCTCGGCAAGTTGTACCAGTTCACGCGTGCGGCGTTCGAGTTCGATCACCATCTCTTCAAGCACTTCCCACTGCAATTTCTCGTACTCGCCTCGTGGAAAGTTCTCAAGCAATCCATTAACCCAGGCTTTTCTCGCCATATCGTTCAGGTTCATCCCTGTCCTTTCAATAGTTCCGCAGCATCGTCGTAGCCGTTTTTCTCCAGCAACTCAATGCAATGGTTTAAGCGTGCTTCGCCTGCAACAAACTCAATCTGCGCCGCAAAGATAAAAAGATTCTCTGCGTGCTGATCAAACCCCGTTCTTCTGGCGATGCCCATCACATCGCCAATCGTCAAATCTTTCACGCCAACACCTCCTTAATGTGTTGAGGCACCCTCGGCAGTGGCGCCCAGGCAACCGCCCATTCGGACCAGGTGCCAATGACGCACACGCCGCCGGGATTCAGCAACAATATCTTCACGCCTAGTGGCGGCGGGTCACCTTCGGGCGTGCGCCAGGTAGCTTCACCCGCGAGGTAGTCTTTCATGCTGACGCGCAGGTGCTCAACAGGCTCACCCATGACCAGCGGCGCAGACGCATCCGGTGGAGTGCCGATGCCAACGTTTCCGTCGCCGTGGTAGGTAAGATAAACCCGTGGGTATGTGTTCATGTGTTTCCCCTTGCTCGTATGGCAGCGTTGCACTTTTGTGCAATCCCTTCGATGCTATAAAACTCCCAGCATTCGCGAGCACATGCCTCACGCTCCGACTCCCTGATCTGCCACTCAAGTTCTTTCAGCAGGTCTTCCACAGTGTCGCCGTGTCCCGTGGCATAGCCTTGTCGCATCATCCATGCAGCCACTTTCTCACGCTCGGCAGCGGCAACAAGGGCGGCAAAGCGTTCAAAAGCATCGGTGTAGTTCCATAGGTCAGGATCAAGTCCAGCCTCCCTCGCCATGCGGATAATGTCTTCCCTATCCATCACGCCGCCTTAATGCCAAATGGGTTATGCCACAGTACGGGCGCTTTAGGCTTACGAGGCTTGAAGGTCTTGTACTGCTCCTTAACTTCAAAATAGTTCACCATCACTTTTTTCCAAGGTATTTCGACGTTTTTTATGCCCTTGGATTTGACAATCAAATCGTCTGCCGCCAATTCGGTCATGAGTTGATCAATCCTTTTGGTGGTCATATCAAACTTTGCCGCCAAATGCCAAGCATTCACAGGGTTCTTCAACCCCTTCAAATAATCAAAAATCATCTTCTTGCTTTCCGATCTACGCATTTTTCGTTTTGCCATTTCTACCCCTCTCGATTAAACAACTGCTCTTAAGTTCCGCTTAATCGGCTTGCCCCACTGTGAGTTGTAAGCCTTGCCGTACAACGCTGTTCCTGCATCGCTCGCAAAAGTTAACGCCAAAGCATCAGCCATGTCAGGCGATCCAATCCCGCGCTTTCTCATCTCGTCTTTGCTCTCTAGCTTCATCTTCCCGTTGCTATTAAACGAATAGCGTGGCGAAACTAATTCCGCCAATAACGACTCATCCTTAGGTATCTTGCAATCGCGCTTTTCCAACCACGCCTTCATCTTTCCCCATAGCTCAGCACGCAAATTCACATAAATCGTTCCCATGGCGGGAGACTCAGCCACGTTAATCCCACGCGCAGGCAGATTCAATTCGCGCAAGCGGTCCACAACACCGGCCCCTAAGCCAATCGAATCGACAAGTATTTCAACGGGCCTGTCTTCTGGCTTCATGGCCTCGTACTCAGCGACCACCGCGCCCGTGGTCTGCATCAAATCCAACCCACGCCACTTGCGTATCTCGGTCACTGCATTACCTTTACGCTTTGCCAACGCCGTGGCGTCCGTTCCAAATCGCGCCACATCCAATCCCCACACCGTTTGTGTATCCGTTGTTTCAACATCACGGTGAAAAGCGCTATCCACCAACTCAACGCCAATCAAGGTATCGTCATCGGTACGCGGAAACTCACCCAAGACGCGAACACGAAAAGCGTTGGACTCTTCGCCATACCTTGACGCCATATCCTTGATATAAGCGTCGCTGACCCTTTTAGAGTCATAGCAAGACACGCGACGTGTCCACCACTCATCTTTCAATCGGTTATGCGTGTCAAAGAAAAACCCGCTGGACTTCGTTGGGTTCCCCAACAAAATCGTCACAGCGTTATGCCCCGACATGGAACCCGCTGCCGCCTCGAACACGGACTCAGGAATACCTGATGCCTCATCCGCCACAAGCATCACATGGTCCGAATGCACACCTTGCAACGCTTCAGGTTGCTCGGCACGCGACGTACGGGCGGAGATGAATGCTTCCGTGGGCGATGACTTCAACTCAATCCGATCCGTTTTCGGATCAAGCAACTGCCGCCACACATCAGGCAATTCCTTGACCCAACGCTTCAACTCAGCAAACAGTGCGTCATACAACTGGCTTGTCGTTGGCGCAGTCACCACCACTTTCACCGGATAACGGCAAAGCACAAACCAAATCATCGCCCAAGACGCAGCGGTCGATTTGCCCACACCGTGACCGGACCTTACGCTGATCTTTCGCTCGCCATCCGATATAGCCTGCAAAAACTCAATCTGCCAAACATCAGGCTCAACGCCAATCACTTCACGCACAAACAACGGTGCGTTGTTCGCGTACCGGTCCAAGGCACGCGCAAACAACTTCACCAACTCATGATTCTTTAACTCTTCATTCACGTCCAAGCACCTTTGCAACGCCAGCGTGCGTAATCGTCACGCCATGCAATTTCATTACCTCACCGGCAATCTGACGCAACGACATGGACCCCTTCAAAGCCTTAATCGTTGCAATGGCGGCTTGCTGCTCGGCAACAGGCTCAAGGGTCGCTGCCTTGCCAGCACCTACAACGCGAAACCCAAAAGGCGGCAATCCCCCAACGTGCCCGCCAGCCTGACGCTTTGCCGCCTGGCCTACGCGCTGGCGATCCTTAATCACTCGCCTTTCGTGCGTTGCAAATGCCGCCATGATCTCAAGCATCAACTGCCCATAAATATTCTTCTCATCCGTTACATCGCCATGCCCATTAATAATCAATCGAATGCCGCGCTCCTTAAACGCGTGAACGGTATTCAACGTATCCATCGAGTTGCGGCTAAACCGATCCAGCTTCGCCACAATGATCACATCACCAGGCTGTGGCGTTACACCGCTTGCCGCCAATCGATCAAGAAAATTCAAATGCCCCGAAACACCAGCATCTTCAATAAACCGATCAACCGTCAAGCCATGCGTTAACGCGTTTCCGGTCACTTCCCTGCGTTGCGTGTCAAGGCTTGTGCCATTGGCTTGCTCATCAGTGCTTACGCGCAAATAACCGTAATTCATAACGCCATCCAAATCATCGTTGCGTACAGAGCGCCAAACATTGCGCCGCCAATGATCAATGTTGCTGTTGTGGACTTCATCTCGTTTCCTGTGTTTGTGTCAGTGGTGTAAATGTACACCGCGTTTACAGTCATGGGGGGCGTTTACGCAAAAATTTTTTGGGTAACCGACGAACGGATGAACGGTAATGGGGGGGCAGGGCGCGTTATGCAAGGCAAGCCACGCGATGCCCGTTATGCAAGGCAAGCCACGCGATGCCCGTTATGCAAAGCATGAGTGGGCGCGTGTGGGGTGCCGCGCCTACGCCGCCCCCTCGAAACGCTGAAGGGTGGGGTGTTGCGCGAACGCGACGTGGCGTAAAAGCGACACGCGTTGCGTCAGCGCAACGCTTTACCCGTTGTGCGGCGCAACATCGATGGTTTTGTCATCGACGTTTACGGCGTTGACGGTTTCGCGGTATCGATTCGCCATCAGGTGCGCGTCAGTGATGTTCACCTGAACGTTCACTTGCGCCTTGTTCTCTCCATACGCTTGCTGGTTCCACTTGCCAGCGAGCCATTGCCGGTAACGCGCCCTGACGTTTGCCAGGTTCGCCGTAACCGCGTCAGCGCCATCGACAATCGCCAACCCTTGCTCAGCCAAAACGTGTGCCGCCCTCGCGCGTGCACGCGCAAATTCTTCGCTGCGCTCGGGAGTCGTTTCCGCCCACGAATAAAACGCGCCCTCGCTTACGCCAAGAGCGCCTATTAACTCGGACACTTTCACGCCGCTCCCGATCTGCTCAAACAGTCCCTCTTCGCCGCCTGGAAACTTATGCACCGCACGATTCACGATCGACCTTAACTCTCTACGCTTCGCGTTGCTCAATCCCGCGCCACGCGTTTCACGCACCGCGCCTTCTTCGCTTTCCGCCTCACCAGTGCCGCTCAAACGCGTCAGATCGCCCTCAGTTCGATTTTCTGCTTCCATGTTCACTCACTTACCTTTCGCTTGTTCCATCGCCTTTAACGCGTCCTTGCTCAACGCGTAAGCCTGCTCACTGCTTCCCTTGTACACCGGACCAATATCCTCTTCCGCCATAAGCGTCAACACTTCCGCGCCAGGCATGGCCCGTTTAATGTTCA